ATTCGGTGTTAATGCATCACCAATAAGAGGTTTAATACTTATATAAGCTTTACCAAAATCTGGAACTATATTATCTTCACCACCCCATGTTGATATTGATTCAATATTCGCAAAGTTTTTCTGAATAATAGCAGAATAGTCTTGAGAAGTAACAGCTCGATCCTGTGCCTGGAATGTAATAGGTGCATTAAATCGTATTGACTCGGTTGTTTCCGCAGCAGTACCACCATTTGCATTTGTAATAGTTGTAACTGTAATATCTGGTTCGTTCAATGTTGGGAATGCTGTTACCAAATCAAAGTCATTAGCACCATTGGCCGCAACACCCTGCGTAACCAAATAGTCAAGAGTTACAATGTTATCATTCACTGGCTTCTTACCAATAATACCATCACCAAAGAATATTTGATAGAAACCACCTGAATTTTCTTGTAAGTGATAGACTTGGGTATCTGATAATACATCTTGTAAAGTTGTAAATTGCTGATATGTATCAAAAGTTTCTGACTGTTGATTATTTTGAACTCGAACTCTCAATGATGAAGTATCTGCGTCAGCATCTGATATCTGAAACTTTTGGTTTTCAATATCATTATCAACTCTATAAGATAATGAACGTACTGTACCTTCAGCAATAGGTATAGATTCAAAGATAAATTTCTTGGTTGATGCTCCTGCACCAGCACTATCTGTGCGAACCGCTGCTTGAGATTGTGTTGCAGAAAATGTATATGATACACCATCAACGCTCGTTGTAAATTTAGTACCTCTTTCTAATACTAGAGTCGTAGGTAAATTGACTGAAGTATTGGACGTTACGTCTACAGTTAAACTAACAGTAGCTTGAGGTGCCAATACCGATCGAGGAACATAACCCAATAGACCAGCACGAGCTACAACATTACCTCGTATTTGTGCAGAATCAAGGAAGGCTTCATTCAAAGCAAAGTGCGCTAACATTGCGTTATAGTGTGTATTATAAGCAAGTATGTCTAGTAATACACTTAATCCTGAGCCGTCAAAATCATAGTCTTTAAACTGAGATTGTGACTTCATGAAGTTCTTTAGATTATCTTTTATTTGATCAAAATCTAATTCTGATACATTTAAATTTGACGCCATGGTATTTTACCTTAATCTTCTTAAATTAATTTCAATGTCTTGAACTGAATCGTTTTCTTTTATACTAAAAACAACAACAATTCTATACGCGTTTTCATCACTTGTCGCTTCAACTATGACATTGACATTTTCTATTCTTGGTTCGTGTTGATTTAATACATTCTTGACAGCATCTTTAATTGCTATTCGTGTAATTGAATCATTGGGCTCAAATAACAAACTTCTTAAATTCGCCGCAAGTGTTGGCTGAAAGGGTCTTTCTGAAAAGTTTGATAACACTAAAACGCGTATAGCATTTTTAACAGCGGCATCACCTGTTATAGGTAAAATATCTTTTTTCTGTGGATGTACTATCATTTGCAAATTTAAATCGCTATAACGGGTGTTCGAAATCTGTGAATTCGACGCTGGCGATAACGTATTACTAGTAGTAATAGTAGATCCGTTTGCAGTTCCAGATGTAAGATTATATGCCATACTGTTATTTATACCTCTCCAGCTTCTTCATTAGCAATTTTAGCTAATCTTCTTGATGTATATTCCTGAGCTGCTTCTTCAATAGTCGTACCGCCATAAACATCCGGAAACTTAGTGTTTAATTCGATAAACTTTTCTTTTACCGCTGGGACGAATTTTGCAAAGTATGCTTCTCCACCTGGATATTTTTTAGCTCCCGCGGCCTGATATTTTCGAAGATCTTCTAATGAATAATCGAATTTTTTTAAAGCGTCAAAGGTAGTACCACTCACTTCGGCAACAAAAATATACATCTCAGGATGTGCAAACTTCATAATAGCAATACCAGCTTTCTTACTATTAAACGCCTCACCTAGTTCAGTCTTAGCTTGTCTAAAAAGACTTTTATAAGCTAGTTTATAAGCAGCAAACATTGTTCTCTTATTATTGTCTTCAATATCTTTATCTGAGAGTGGCGTAGGTTCTTCTGCCTTTGGTGGTTCTTCCGGAACCTTAGGTTCTACTGGTTGCTCCTTTACTGTACCATCAGGAGAAGCTTCAACATTTGGTACTACTGAACATACATCAGCACCTAAAAATGTAGTACTTATTAGCTCATCTAAATCTCCAACAGCATTACCAAACTTGTCTTTTATCTCAGCTTGTAAAGATGCAAGACCAAGGGGATCATCTAGTTTAGTCTTTAGTTCGTTTAGCTTATCTTGCAAACTATCAAGCTGTGGTAACTCTGGTTTAAAAGAAAGAAGATCTGCCTTCATTGCATCTAGTTTACCTTGCACCGCAGCAAGCTGATCCTTACCGCCTTGTAGTAAGGAATCCAATTCAGCCTGCTTAGCCTTCAATGCATCTAATGATTTATTATTACCGCATGCACTCATTTATATCTCCTATGTTCCACTGTTAGGTGCATCAGATGCATTCTTCGCGCCATTATTAGAACCAATGCCAGTATCCATCGATGTTGTCTGATGTGTATGAGTATGTAATGTAACGCTATTAGATGTAATGTTACCAGCAGGGAAATCAATACTTCCATTTGGAGAATCTACAGTCATAGCTGTTGATGCATCAATATCCAATGTGCCCGTTACGTTTGTTGTTTGACTCGCTGCATATGTTTCTGTCACAAGCCCGTCAATTTCTTCTGCCAATGTACCAGTTACACCAATAGCTTGGTTAGCATTAACGTTTAAGGTATAATCACCCATCGATGTATGACCAAACGTGCCAGCATTCGCAACTGCATTATTATTCAAAACAGTTGTAGACATGTTATTTGTTACTGATATTGTATTATCATTACCAACAGTTAATAGTTTATCATTAATAATATTTGTTGTAGAGTTATTCATAACACTCAGGTTATCATCAGCACCAACGTTGGTTGATCGACTACGTACAATTTCTGTTTCACGGTTACCACCAATCATTTCTTGTACAGAACCTTTAACATTGACTGTCATATCTTTTTCAACTTGTAAATGATAGTTACCATATACGAGGTGACGAAGATCACCATCAACAGTCATATTGCAATTACCTTTGATATGAATATTTTTATTTGATAAGACAACTTCGTAGTCTTCACCAACAATTTTTACTTGCCTTGTACCGTCATTATAAATTTCTTCATATGAACCGGAAGAGTGTAATCGATGAGTACGTTCAAAGCCTGGAGTATCATCTATCTCATTGACGTGACCACTCTCAGATTCATAAACTTTATTAAACGGATATTCAGGTTCATGTTCATTCATCGCATCTAATTCCGTCCATGGTTGTTCTGTATAAAAAGCATCACTTTTATCTTCAGCTACAGATGTAACCTTGGCAGGTACTGCAGTTTGTACTGCTGGTCTATTATTAGACTTCCTTGTTTCTAATTGGTTAGATTCCCCATATAATGTTTCTCTAGCAGCAAAGTTAATATCTGATTTGTTTTGATATTCGCCTCGAGGATAATCTGTAGCAGTAAATCCTAGATCTTTACTCCGTGGACTATTCTTCGAAGCAACTGATCCCATGATAACAGGATCCTGCGCAGATGGCCCATCTCTAAAGAATCCAACAACCCATGAACCTTCCATTAAACCGTGTGGCGTATCACCAATACCGGAAGTACCAGAAGACGTAGTAGGCATCATTACTGTTGCCCATGGTAGATCATCTGTACCTATATCTGTTTTACTTTCTGTATGATAACCAAAACATCTTACTCTTACTCTATTCATTTCAAGTGGATCAAAACGATCTTCAACAACACCAGTAAACCAGCAAAAATTGCCACCTTTAAATGCATCACTATCTCTATTCATATTTTAATCCTTTGCTTCATATTATATTTCTACGTTTGCGTGGTCTAACAGCGGCACTATTACGATTACTGTCTTTACCGATGGTTATATCTGAATCTAAGTCAAAGTCTAAGCTATCTTTTTGTAAACCAACACTACATCTATAATCACTAGGTGAAAATAAATGAGATATTGAACTTACAACATATACACCACCAATATATTTATCGGTAATATTACTGCCAGCAGCGATCCCAGATTGACTCGTATCAGGCTTTGGTATAATGATACCAACCTTTCGTCCAACAGATAAATTAAAATCACCATAGATTTCCATATCTAAACCCATAAAACCTAAATTATTATAATATGATTGCTTAGGCAATAATGAATTTGTAACAGGTTTATGATAATTTATATCTTTATCAAATGCTTTTGAATTTAAAGAAACATAATATTCTTTATTTGACGTATATGTATTTATTTTCTTATTATCAAATTCTGTCTGCGTACTAAATGGAGAATTGGCATTTACCTTATAGTTATTATCATATGTAAATTGTGTTTGCTTATAAGTTTTTGTTGCAATATCGATAGTATGAAGTCTAGAACTATATGCCCCTTTATCAATAGCATCATATATTGATCTATTTAAATTAGAATTTAAACTTAATATTTTTCTTTCTAACTCTTTATAATTTCCTGGTGTATTCGGAACGTTCTGAGAAAACACTGAATCGTTATAAGAGCGATATAATGGCTCTCGAATCATATCGTTATATGACTTAAATTGTAATCCACCTTGTATTGTTTCGTATAAGAAGTAAGGTGTTCCATCATTAGAAGAATTTCGTGTCAACCATGTCAAAGCTGCTAATGGTGATAAATCAGGATATATTCCCTTTACACTATCGGATGAATCAGATATGTTTTTAGAATCGTAATCACGACCATCAACTAATCCTAAATCATTTGTAAAGATATTATTAACTAATTGGCCAATTATTCCATTAAAGGAACGATTAATGCTTTTAGTATTACTTACCATCGCATGTTGAGATATACATTCAAGTGTGTATGCTTGAAGTCCCGGCTTAGGATTAGTATGACCAACAATAGCTGCAATATAAACTTCAATATCAAATTTATCTACTGATTTCGAAAAAGTCTCATCAGTATTAGCTGTTCTGCGTATTTTTAGATTTACCTTTTCACCGCTTATGAGATGACTATTCTCTAAAAAATTTGTTCCG